CCCCAGCACGCCGTTTACCAGGTGCGTTTTCTGGGCGACTGCGTAAGGGTTCATGCCCCACTGCATGGCCTGCATGACAATCGCCATGCAGTCGGCAGGTTTCCCCGCCAGATGTTTGGGAACGGTGACGGCAGACTGGGCCATCAATTCGGCAAACTGGGTAAGCTGGCCCAGCGCCTGCACGTTGAATACTGCGTTGCTGGCAGAAATGTTGTTCGGAGCCTGCTCAGTCGTGATGATATTGGTATTTTGCATGGTCAAATCCTCCATTAAGCCAGGCGCAGCGCTTCAAGGCGGCGTTGGTCGAAATCGTTCAGTTCATCGGTGTAGTCAGCAGTGATCGGCGCTGGCCACTCGCCAGTATCAAAGCCGGTCGCGATAGCACGCATCGCCTTGCGGTACTCCAGCATGCCCAGTTCCAGCAGTTCGGCCGATGCCTCGATAATGGCGATCCAGTGGTAGTTCTCGTCTTTGTTGACAAAAATCCAGAAGAACTGGTCAAGTGCCGCCGTCTCGCAGTACATGGCTGCGCTCAGGTGGTAATCGCGGTCGATGATTTCCCGGTGCAACCTGGCGCGCAGACCTTCCTGCTTGACGTTCCACATGCTGATGGTTTTCAGGTCTGCGCCGATACGCGCACCGTCAAGGTCGATTTCCAGATCCGGGCGTACACGTACTTCCAGCCCGGTCTCGTCGTCAAACCCGAAATAACTCACCTCAACAGCGCGGCTCGGGTGCGTCAGCAGCTTGCCGGCGGTAGGGTGAGCCAGAAGCGCTTTCTGAATGTTCAGCGCGGTGCTCAGTTGCTGGCGGGTGACCAGCACTTTGCCTTCCGGGTTCTCGCGCCACGCATCCAGCAGTTCGTCGGCGAACACGGCGCCCGGGTTAACAGACTTCACAGCCTGAATCAGGTCAGCTTTGGTGCCGGATACTTTTAGCGGCTGCGGCTTCTGCGCTTCCTGTGCCACCAGGTCAGGATTAACGATCGCCAGTTGTTCGAGCAACGCGTCACAACTGCCACTGGTTTTTACCGGAGCGGGCAGGGTGGCGTTGTACTCTTTGATACAGGCCTTCATTGCGACAGCGGTCTGCTTCTTGTCTGCCTCGATACGCTGGAACTCAGCTGGCAGAGTCATATAGCTCTGCGCTGTTTCTTCCAGGCTGCCACCCATCGGCACCTGCGCAGGCAGGGTGGCGTTGTGCTCTTCAAGCAGCGCTTTGATATCGTCTGCGCTCAGCAGCGCGGGGAGGCTGGCGTTATGCGCGTCGATAAACGTGCGCAGCGTTGCCGTGGTGGTGAATGCACCTTCCGGGATTTCAGGTTCAATACTGAATTCTGCGTGCAGGTTTTCCGGTTGCAGGGCCAGCGCATGCACCAGATTACCCATATCCAGCACTTTGGACTGCTCGCGGGAAATGGTCTTTTCAACGTGGCGCGCATTGAAATACATCAGCGATACGCGCGCATCTTTCACCATGGTTGAGCTGATACCGTTCGCGGCGTGGTAAACGTTATTCGGTAAACCTTCATAACGGCCTGGTTCGAAGAAAGCCGGGTACTCAATAGCTTCTGGTTCAGTTTCTGGCGAAGATGGCTCGCTTTGTTGCAGAGCCGGCTCAGACTGGTCCGGTTTAACAGATTCCTGGTTCGTTTCCGGCTCAGTGTGGTTAGCCAGGCGTGGAGCGTTAGCCGCGAAAATACCGGCAGCGTTTACGGCAACTGCCTGCGAATGATCTTCATCAGCGCTTTCGCCTGTTGAAACCGGTGTACCAGCCGGGATTTCGTTACTGACAGCCGTTTCCATCTGCACATCTTCGGTAATCTCCAGTTCTTCTCGCAGGCTTTCGCCCATTTCCTGATAAGTGGCGTCGCGCGTTACGGGGCCGTTGTCCGGATTAATCGGGGCGTTACCAGTCAGCCCTTCGATGGAGAACACACCAGCGCCGAGGTTTTCAACCTTCGGCTGTACGGCTGCTTCGTCAGCCCGGCGACGTGCCCCTTCTTCCCGCACTCGCTGCAGGTTCTCTTCGTGAGTACAGAAAGTTTTACGCGGCGTTTTATCCCATTTCGGATCCGACGGGTCGCTGATGCCCTCAACATATTCGCCGCGGTCAGCGGCCAGTTGTTTATCCAGGGTTGCACGGTTGAATTGCGCAGCCTCTACAGTTTCAATATCTGGCTTGTCGTGCTGGTGTTCTTTCAGGTTTGCGCTGATGTAGGTTTGGAGGCTGACCGGGAAATGATGGACGTTTTCGGCGGCACCACGTATCAAGGCGAAAATGGCAGCGCGCGAATAGTCCAGGATGCCCGCTGTTTTGCGCAGTGCGGCTGACCATTCCCTGAACGGGCTTTCTTTTTTCTCAATGATTTCTCTGGCTCGGCGGTGAATAGCCCCCGGGATGTTGTAGATATCGAAATCCATGGGCAGCGTCGCGGCTGCAATTTCATAATCCAGCGTTTCCAGGGTGTGCGCATAATCCTGGCTGCGATCTGTCACGATGCCGCCGCCAGCGTTCGTGCCAGTGTCTGTGCGCTGAATGGCGGAAATGCGGTTACCTTTGGCCCATTCCTTCACAAGCAGACCTTTGTCGATATACGCGGTTTCGCTCCAGGCTTTCAGGAACTGCAGCATTACGCCAAGCTCAGGCAATTTTTTATCCTGCGGGAACACTTCCCTGACCGCGTCGGTCAGTTTCCATAGGTCGTATTCCCTGACGTCTTTCAGGGAAGGGGTGTTTTCAGCGGCCAGGAGCAGGTTTTGTACGTACGAGTTATCCACGTCCATTTCCAGTGCGATAAGGGCATTTTTCTGCTCTGCCTGGATGTGGTAGGCGTATTCGCTTTCAGAGATAAACTGAGCGAGTAGACGCTGGCGGAATGGCAGGGTTGCCACGGTGATAAGCTCTGGAATTTCCGCATTCTGCAATTTCTGAACAATGTCAGTTGCGGAGGCGGCGGTAGTATTAATTTCAGGCCAGTCATGAACGATGTCAGCCCACTCTTTAACGAGCTGGGAGCGATCACCCGGGTCAGCTTCCACCCAGGCTGTAATAAATCCGTTGATGGCGCTTACTTCGTGGTTCTGCTCCAGTGGGAATAATTCTTTTACAGCCTGAATGAGTTTCCACTCAACATGCGCAGAAAGTTCATCAATGCCTGGTACCTCCCGGCAGGCCTGCAGCAGATTCTGGATATAGATATTGCTTTCGTCCGCCTCAGCTGCGCCGATCTGTACATGCACAGCTTCACTGATTTCTTTTTCTTCAGTGTCGTTAAGCAGGTGTGCAATCAGGCGCTGCGGCAGGCACAGTCGTGCTACCGGGCGGAGGAGTGCAGGGGCGTCAGCTGCCGGAGTACTGGCTTTAGCGGCAGCTTCTGCAAGCTGCACGCGCTCGTCCTGGATATTCACGGATTTGGCTTTTTTGGAGGTTTTGCTCCAGGACTTGCCGTCGTCGCCGAGTTCATAACGATCGCACCAGGTATCATCCAGAACGCTCTCAGCGGGCAGGTCGTCGACAACAAGCCAGTTTGTACGGACCGGCAGCTGGTAATCCGCGCCGCGACCTACTTCGATTTCGGCATCTTCCAGGATGTTCTCGATTTCACGCTGGGCGCGTGAGTCGGATTTTGCAGAGAACCAGCAAAACAGGTTTTTTGCTCCTGACTTCGCTTTTGCCTTAATGAGAAACGCATATGTGTTCATTGCGTCTGAGCTCCTTTGGGTTGTAAGATCCCCGGCGCTTGTAAGAGCCGCCTTCGGTTTAGGTGAAAAATTCCGGTATGCTTTGGTCGGTGTTACCGGACGTAAGGCCCGCTTCGGCGGGTTTTTGCGTTTATGGCTCGTGAGCCATCTGGTCGTACCCGGCGCACTGCCTGGAGCAGTACTGCCGTTCTTCGCGGGCTAGCATGTTGCCGCGCAGTAAAAGCAGGGTGCTTTTTACTTCGTCGCCAGGCTGAAGAGGGCTTTTGCAGTAGGCGCATTTCGCACCGGTTGTTTCCTGTCCGTGAATCATCGGATCACCCCAGCCATTCAGTAAAACTTCCACAAGACAATCGTTGATACGTATGGCGCCGCGCATGGTGCGCAGGTAAACGTATTTGCCGCGAACCGCTGACACATTCCAGGTGTGCCCGTCGTGCTTTGCCAGCATTCCCGGAACCACACACTGGCGAATGATGTGCATCGTGCCGTAGTGTTGATTAACCATCTCACCCTCTGCCGTTATCGCCCGGCTGGCGGAACGTTGCTGATTATCGGCGCATTAAATGGTCTTCGTCGGTGGTGCCAGACGCTGATCTTCTGGTTGCCGTCGGTGCGGCTGCAGATTCACCACCACGAAGACCACTGTTTGCTGATGCGGTAACAATAGATAAAGCGATTATCGGAGTCAATCGCTTAAACGATAATTGCAATGACATAAGCGATAAGTGAATGAAAGGTAAAGTGATATTTTTTTATCTTGAAGGAGTGGAAATTAAGAAGATGTGATATTTGACGGTTGTTAAGAGCGAAGAAGTAATAAAAAACCCGGCGGTGCCGGGTTATGCGAATCGTTTGTAATCGATGGATTGCCTGAGGAGAACCTTTGCCATGACATAAAACTGGTCTTCATCTCCAGCTTCAACATACCATTTCTCATATATTGGATTGTCAGAAATAACAGCGAGTTTATCCCTTTGCATTTGCAGTCTTTTTACGTGCAGTGTTTTTCCAAAAACAAAGACATAAACCCCATCACCATCAAAGTGTGTCACCCCGGTATCCACAAATATTTGGTCGCCAGGAGAAATAGTGCCATCCATACTGTCACCATTAACGGTTATAACTTTCACATGACTGGCTGGCCTGTTACTAAAAAGTGCTCTTGCATGTTCAGTTGTGTATTCGATGGCCCTTATTGTCTCAATGAAATCACTCGTTACCAAGCTTCCCGGGCCAGCGCTAGCTTTCACGTCCAGCACATCCACACGGTAAACCCCGTTTTGTTCTGATTTAACTTGATAAAGTGCAGCAGGTTCGCGCAGAGATGATTCTCGCATCTCGCCGGAACCAGTCGAAAGCCATTCCGGGCGAACACCCAATACCGAGGCGATTTCCACAGTCTTACGTGATCCATTTGCTCCACTGAGAAGCCTGTTAACACTGGATTGAGCCATTCCAACATCCTTAGCTAACTTTGCCTGAGTATACCCAGCCTCTGACATAGCACGCGCTAGGCGTTCCGAGAATTCCATAAATACCCCTCATCTGTATTTGTAAATCGTATAGCTAGGGCGATAATTTGGCAAAGAATCGCTAATGCGATTGACAATCGCTAAAGTGATATCCATAATCCGCTTAAACTGATAGCTGAGGTGATTATGAAGAATCCTGCTGTAGAAAAAGCGATAGCTCTTGCCGGTAGTCAAAAAGAGTTAGCAAAACGTTGTGGGAAAGCTCAGTCGACTATTTGCGATTGGCTAAACGGGAAAAAGAAAATTTCCCCAATCCACGTTCCTGATCTGGTAAATGCCGTAGATGGGCAGATTCTGGCGCACGAATTTCGTCCAGACCTCCCATCTATTTTCCCACACCCCAAAAACCATGCCGCCTGAATCGGTGGCCCTGCATATCAAGGACTTTCATCAATGGTGAATCACTATGCAATCACTCGCGTACCAGCAGAGTAACAACAACTTACAACGGGCCGTGAGATTTGAATCTCACATTAAAACGACCCAAGTGGACGATCACGCAAATCTCTGTTCGGCAGTTCGCTGCTGGGCAAATGAGATGGGTGGTCAGTTATTCGTTGCAATGATCGTCGCTGATGCCTGGCGGGAAATGAGCGGGGAAGGTATCGAAATTTCGGCTGAGCCTCTGGTGTGGCGAACGAAGCTTTTCCGCTGGCTGGATAACCGCAATAACTCACCCGACGCGCGGGCCAACATCGTAAGACTGCGTCCGGCAATCCTTGGGCAGATGCCGGACGTTATCAAACGCCGGTTTGGTTACGAGGCGGAGCCAACTGAAGCGGAGCTGGTTGCGGCGGCCATCAAGGAATGCAGCGAAGCACACCAGGCAAAGTTGCTGGGATCACCTGTGCACAAGCTCGAAAAAGAAGTTCGAGAGGCAGCCGAGTCGGTCCTTCGATTTCTGCCGGCGGATTCTCTCGGTGTGGTTCTCAACAGCCTGATGGCAATGATTCCGCAGGTGATGTGAGGCCGCTTATGAACCACGAGCAATTTATCGAGAAGCACGTCCGCGAAGAGCTTATTCGCCTGGGTTTTCCTGTGCCGCTGGCTCAGGGGGGCATTCCAGGCCGTGGATTTATACAGGCGCATGTCTCAGGCAAGCCGTAAGGGGAAAATTTTTGATGATGTTTTACGACACGCGAAGTTGTGGGCGGAGAAACAAACAACCTCAGCCGACAGGTTCGAAGAAAAGCGCGTTAAGCGTACCGAACAGCGCGGGCTGTTCTGAAAGGGTGAAGACCGATGTGCGCCAACACTTCGGCCTTCGGGTGCAATCACGACACGCAATTACGAGGCGAGTATGTCAAACACTGCTGAAGTAATCAATTTTCCCATGAAAACTACCGAGAACGCAGGGGGGCTTATGGCCGACCTGTCCAACGGGTATACCAAAATCGCCAATGAAATTCAGAAGCTCAAACCTCGCCTCAGAATGTCGGGTAGGGAATGGCAGTGTTTCGAGGCGGTTATCTGGCTGACCTACGGATGGAACAAAAAACAGGACCGGGTCACTAATACTGTGATTTCAGGGCTTACCGGGCTAAGTGACAGCCATGTTTCTGATGCGATCAAATCGCTTGTGGAACGCGGCGTTATTTTCAGCCATAAGCAGGGAGTGATGAAAATCGTTGGTATAAATACTGACCTTTCCGCCTGGATTTTAGAAAAACCGAAAACGGGAAAAGTTTTCCCGGAAACAGGAAAAACCTTCCCTGAATCGGGAAAAACCTTCCCGGAAACGGTAGACACCCAATACAAGAACAAGAACAGTATTAAAAGATCTTCGTCTGAGAATTCTGGCGAATCCTCCGACACCCGTCTGAAAAAGTTTTTATCAGCACATCCTGAAGCAGAAATTTACACCCCTAACGGCGCCAAGTGGGGAACTGCTGAAGACCGGCAATGTGCGGAGTGGATTATTGCTCTGGTAGAAAAAATCAAACCTTCCCCGAAGAAACCCGTCCTGATCGCCTGGGCGAACGACGTGCGACTGATGCGGGAGCTGGACGGGCGTAGTCATCGCGAAATTTGCGAACTGTTCCGCTGGGCGAGTCAGGACGCTTTCTGGTGCACGAATATTCTCTCCCCCGCAAAGCTTCGCGCTAAGTGGGACACGCTAAGCCTGCAACGCGATGCTGGTGGACGTCGTTCCACTTCCGGCAATGCCCAGGGTATCGACTTCAACAACACAGACTGGATTAACGGGGTGTTCGATGAAAACCTTCGCTGAAAGCATGCAGAACTACGATCGCGAGAACTTCCGCCGTATAGCGCAAGGAATGCCCGAAGTGCAGGACGCAAGGCACCAGGTTCAACAGGCCGAGCAGGTGGCTGTGATTTTCAATTCGCTGTTCGCGCAGCTTCGCGCCGCGTTCCCGGCAGCAGTGGCGACCATCCGTACCCAGGACGAGTTTGATGAAATCCGTCGCCAGTGGCTGCTGGCGCTGGGCGAAGCCGGGATCGTCAACATGGCGCAGGTGGATGCCGGAATGCGCGTTGCCCGCCGCCAGGAGAAGCCGTTCCTGCCGTCGCCTGGTCAGTTCGTGGCATGGTGCCGCGCCGAGGAAAGCACCGCCTTGGGTCTGCCTGACCAGAACGAGCTGGTAAAGCTGGTTTACGAGTACTGCCGCAACCGCAGCCGTTACAGCGACGCCGAGTCATATCCGTGGCCTGACAACGACATCACCCCGCGCACCGTGAAATACCGCGCCTGTTACTGGATGGTCACAACCCTGTACCAGCAGATGCGCTCCTACGGGCTCACCGATATGGAACTTAACCGCAAAGCCGGTGAGGAGCTGGCAAAAATGGTGAAACGCATTCGCGCTGGTGAAGTGATTCCTGAGCCTGTTGCGCGTCTGCCGGTGCTGGGCAGCAAACCTGTTACGCGTGAGCAGGGAATAGCGAAAATTCAGGAAATCCGGGCGAAGTTTGGGCTTAAAGGCGGGAGGGCTTAATCATGACAACGAATTCAGTTAATGCCGTTATCAGCTTCCTGGCTGACCGGGAAGGCAATCTCCATGAAATTGCTTCGGCTATCAACATGCCGCCGGGCCAGACATCCACGTTGCTGGGTGGCCTGTTGCGTAGCGGTACCGTCGCTCG